TGCTATGAAACTTTTACAAGAAATAGATAATGAAAAAGCATGAGCTAATACAAAAACAAAAAAAAAGAAAAAGAAAAAGAAAAAGAAAAAAAACAAAAATACAAAAGATATAATAACACAAGAAGTTCCAGAAAAGTCTATAAATTTTAAAAAAAAAGTATATGAATTATTAAAAACGAAAAAAATATTAAAATATTTTGATTTAAAACCTGATTTTAAAACTTTAAAATTTAATTTAGATAGTTTTAATTATTTAAATAATAACAAAAAAAAGATAACCTTGGAAATAAATAAAATACAAAGCAAGAGCAAGAGAAGAAGTAAATATATAACAAGTATTATTAAGATAATAAAAAACTTAACACAAGTTGCAAAATCTAATTCTACAGAAATAGTTTCAATTAAACCTGAAACACTTTCTGTTCCAGTAGAAACTATTCTAGAAACTTCAAGAGATATAATCGATAGAACACCAGCAACAAAAGTAGACAGCGAACCTTTGCCAATATATATATTAGAACAAAATGGTATTTGGAATCATTTCAAATTTAATAAAAAATTTAAGGAAATACTTGAAAAAATTAATAAAAAAGAAATCATAGATTATTTTGAAAAAAATATAAAGGAAATTTCAGAACATTTTAAAAAAATAAAAAATGAATTTAAAAAATCAAAAAAACAAGAAAAAAATAATGAATACATTAATACAATTTTATTAGATTTAGAAAAAAACTTATTACCAACGAAAAAAATAAAAAAATCTAATTTAAGTTCTACTGCGAAGCCTTTTAAGTTTTTAAATACAACAACATCTTCTAATATCAAAAGTTATAAAACACATCAAATTCATTTTGTTTCTATTTTTAATCATTATAAATCAGAAAGATATCAATTTTGTTCAATTTTTAATAATGTAATAGTAAATAAAGAAATTATTTCTAGTAATCTTCATAATTTACAATTAAAATTTGAATATTATAAACATTTATGTGCTGTATTGCTTGCTGTAAGTGTAAATAGTGGAGTAAATATTAAAATTAAAGGAGGTTTTGTTAGAGACTTATTTCATAGAGATGTTTATAAATTTGTTGATATTGGTGATATTGATATAGATTTTAATTTTATTGGTAATCAAATAAATTTTCAAAATATAGTTTTAAAAAGTGTCATTTCTAAAGCTTTACAAATATTTGCTCATATGTGTCAATTTAAAATAATATTAAAAAGAGGTGGTGATAATAGAATTTTAAAAATAATCTTACAAAATAAACAATTTGTATTAAATGTAGAAATAATTAATATTAATGCTTTTAAAAAAGGAACTAAAATAATACCAAATTTTGATGTAAATACATTATTTATTACAACAGAAAAATCTTTATTAAAATTTAATTCAACTTTGAATTTTGATGAAGTAGTAAATAATATAAAAAAAAGTACAATTTTTCAAAAGAAACTTTTAAGTGTAATGAATGTATTTAAAATGTTTGTAAAAAAATTTCAAATAATTGGTTTTGACAAAAAATTATATATAAAAATACCAACACAATCTTATTTAGATTTGTTAAAAACTATGAAGTTAAATGGTAATTTTATTGAATATGAGTCATTGTCTTTTGTATTACCATATCTTAAATCAGATGATGAATTATTTAAATTGACAAGTTATGGAAAGGACATTATAGGAAGACGTGATGATTTTGAAATAAATTTTTCATATTTAGATTATATTTTAAAAATTATAATAAAAAATACTAATGATAGAACATTAATAGATATTATAAATAAAAAAATAACAGTAAATATGAATTTTTTAAGACAAAATCCAGGATTACAGTAACTAATACTATTAATATAAAATTATATTTAAAAAAATAAAAATTTATAAAATTATAATGAAATTCTTATTTTTTTTAACAGTCTTTTTTGCACCAGTTTTAGGTAATCTTCAACAATTTTTAGATTTTAAAACACAATATAATAAAAATTATAATGATATTGACGAATTCAATTCAAGATATGATATTTTTGTAGATAACCTACATACTATTAATAATCATAATCAATCATTAGGTTATCAACTTGCTGTTAACCAATTCGCTGACCTTACACCAAATGAATTTGATTCTTATTATAAAGGATATATTCCTACAAATACTACAAATACTACTACAAATAATATTAATACTACAAATAATACAAATACTACAAATAATACAAATAATATTAATACACAATGTACTTGTTCTAATAATCAAAATATTCAATCCGATCTACCAGAAAGTTTTGATTGGACAGACCATACACCGTCTGTAGTAACTGATGTTAAGGACCAAGGTGGCTCCTGTGGAAGTTGCTGGGCGCATTCTGCAGTTGAAAGTATAGAGTCTGCTTATGCTATCAAAACTGGAACATTATATGTATTATCAGAACAAGAATTAGTAGATTGTGATAAAAAAGATGATGGTTGTAGTGGTGGTCTAATGGATAATGCATTTGAATATTTAATGAATAATGGTCTTTGTACAGAAGAATCTTATCCTTATGTAGGTAAAAATGGAAAATGTAAAAAATGTGATTCAGTTGTTCAAATTAGCGGTTATAAAGATGTTATTTCAAATAATGAAGAAGCATTAATGCGTGCTTTGGTAGAAAATGGTCCAATTAGTATTGGAATTCAAGCAAATCAATTGGTTTTTCAATTATATCGTAAAGGAATTATTAAAAGTGGTTGTGGAAAAAATCTGGATCATGGGGTAAATTTAATTAGTTATGGAATTGAAGATGGTATTAAGTACTGGAAAGTTCGAAATAGTTGGGGCAGCACATGGGGTGAGGATGGTTATTTTCGTATTGAAAGAGGCACTGGTGAAAATAATGGAGCTGGTTTATGTGGTATATTAGCACAAGCATCATATCCATTAATTTGAAAATATTTTAAAAATTTTGTTTTTGACCATTGAAAACATGATACCCTATATTAAATTCAGAACAAATTAAACAAACATTATCTTTAATATAACCTTTATTTTCATTTAATCTTTCAATAGAACATTTCCATGATGTCATTGGTTTAAAAGATAAAGGAATATTGCTATAAAAACAGCGACCTTTTTGTTTTTTTATTAATTCTAAAATATAATTTTTATTAATATTATATTTATGAATTCTACCTTTTTTAATTCTTCTTTTAGTACATAATTTGCTTGAACTTAAAATGGTATTAAGAAAACTTTTTGATAAATTTATTATTTTTAATTTTTTTTTTATATTTATTTCACTAATAAAATTATTAAAATTATTATTATTTAAATTTCTTAGTTCTTTTACAGAATTAAATTTTTGTTTAGTCCATTGACTTTCTGATACAGTTTGTTCTTTATATTTTCTATTTCCTGATGATGAAGATTGAAATAAAAGACCAATTAAACAAACATTATTAATATTATAATTTTGTTTTTCATTTATTCTTTCTAAGGAAATTTGCATATCTTCTCCACAAGAAGTTAAAGATAATTCATTTTGTGAAATAAAACATAAACCTTTTTGATTCCAAAACATTTTAAGTAAAAACTCTTTATTAATATTACCATCATTTCCTTTTTTATTTTTTTTAACATATCTTACCAAAGAACACATATGACCATATAATGTTTTTTCTTCATTTTGTCTACATAATTTACATTTTGCACAAATCCCATATTTTTTTTTTTTGTCAATATTAAATTTATTTTTTGTTTTAAATATGAGACAATTAATACATTTATATAAAAATGTATCATTATCTTTTCTTTGTTCAAATGTTATTTTTGTTTTAGATATAGGATTATACCATGCTTTTTTTATTTCGTTTGAAAGTTTAAATAATCTATTATATTCACTTTTATCAATTTTCATATTATTTAATTCTTTTGACATTTCTTTAAAAAAATCATTATTTTTAATTTCTTCTTCTCTTTGTTTGATGTGAGAATGTCTCGCACATAAACCTTTACACCTTTTACCATAACATTTATAATTTTCACAATTTAAATCTAAACATAATGATTCAAATCTATTTCTATCATTACTTAATTTAATATTTGTTTTAGTTAATTTAAGTTTATCACCATATTTTAATTTAAGTCTTTCATATTTTAATTTTAATTGTTCATCCATATTATGTTCTTATATTCTCATTTTTTTAAATATAAAATAATAAAAGAATGAATTTATTTAAAAATATTAAACCAATTAAAATATAATAATGAATACAGAAAAAAAGAAATATATGAGAGAATATTTAAAAGAATGGAGGAAAAAAAATAAATCAAAAGTAAAGAAATATAATCAAAAAAGAAGCCAAAATCCATCAAAATATAAAGAAAATAATAAAAAATATACTAAAAAGTATAATTTAACAAATCCCGAAAAAAGAAAAATAACTTTAGCTAAATATTACAAAAAAAAATTTAATTGTATTTTTTGTAAAAAACAACATCTAATTAGAAATAAAAAAAGACATTTCAATTCAAAAAAACATAAAAAAAATATTAAAAAAATAGAAGGTCTTTTACAAAATTTTAAATTCAAACCTAATTTTTAAAAAGAATTTACCAAATTCCATCAGGATTCCATCAGATGATCATCATCATCACGATCATTCACCAATTATCATCATCATCATCCTCATCAGTGTCAACATCTACTTGTAAATATGTTTTTCCATCCTCATTTGCTTTATTAACATCAATATCCTTATGATTAAGAAGCATTTGAATTATTTCTTTATTATTTTTAATAAATGCTATATGTAAAGGTGTATTACCATTATCATCATTTGTTTTATTAACATCAATATCCTTATGTTTAAGAAGCATTTCTACCATTTTTTTATGACCATTATATGCTGCCAGAATTAAAGGTGTCTTACCATCATTATCTGCTTTATTAACATCAATATCCTTATGTTTAAGAAGCATTTCTACTATTTCTACTATTTCTACTATTTCTACTCTATATTCTTCATTCACTACTATATGTAAAGGTGTCTTACCATCATTATCTGCTTTATTAACATCAATATCCTTATGTTTAAGAAGCATTTCTACCATTTTTTTATGACCATTATATGCTGCCAGAATTAAAGGTGTCGTACCATCATCAACATTTGTTTTATTAACATCAATATCCTTATGTTTAAGAAGTATTTCTACTATTTCTTGATGTTGTCCTTCAATTGCTAAATATATTAAAGGTGTATAACCATAATCATCTGCTTTATTAACATCAATACCAAGTTTAATAAGTAATTTAACATTATAAATATTACCTTTTTCACTTTCTTCAATAATATCAGATTTATTTAACAAATCATATTTAAATATACTTTTTTCAATATTTTTTAACATAAATGTATCTTTACTTTTTACATATTCTTGAATATAAAGTTCTAAAGCATTTTTTGAATGTAAAATAAATATACCTTCAGTTGTATCAACAAATAAAAACCCAGTAATTATATATAAATCCTTAATATTTGTAACCCGCTCATGGAACCTATCACTTTCTTTTAACTTATTCATATATATAGTTTCATATAATTCTCCATTATTAGGATTCCAAAATTTTAAAGTAGAATCATTATCAGCACAAGACACTAAAGAACCATCTTGTAATTTAAGTATTTTATTTATTTTTCCTTTATGAGTGTCTTTCCATTCAGTTGTATTATTTTCATTCACTGAAACTATTTTTCCATTATCCAATGAACATATTATTGTTACTGTTTCATTTTTTGTTTTTGAACTTGTTTCTTCTACTATATCTTTACTATCATTATTTTCTAAATTCATATTTACTTTTTGACAAATTAAACTCGTTATATTACTATCTAATTTTTTCTTATAAATTTCTTCTAATCCATTATTTAAATCCAACACTTTAAATTCATTTTTACAAGTCACAATTAAATAATTATCGCATTTAGTTATTGATGATATTTCATCATCATCATCATATAATTTCAAACTTAATAATAATGGTTGTTTATTTGAAGGATGATAGAATTCTAAATATCCATCTTGAGTTCCTGTTACAAAAACTACTTCAGGTATTAATTTAATTTCTAATTTTTTTTCTAATTTTTTTATTTTTATCTCATCATTTTTAATTTCTTCTAAAAATTCTTTTTTGTTATAGAGTTTTTTAATTATTATTGAACTATGTTCATCAAATGGATATTTCAATTTTAAAATAAAATCATTAATTTCTTTTTTTGAAAATCTTTCAGTAGTATCTTCACTTTTTCTCCATTGTTCTTTATAAATGTGTACAATTTTAGCATAATTTACTTTATATTTTTTTCCATTTAATTCTTTTATTTTTTTAATTAATAGATTATTCTCTTTTTTAATATTAATATTATATCTTTGTTTTAATTGAACATAACTTGTTGTTTTAGGATTAATTTTAAATGTTTTGATAATTTTATTATTGTCATCATATAATTCTACATCTTTATTATTATTTATTAATAATGCTTTTTCTTTCTTATTATGTAATAAACAACCAAAATCATAATGTTTTAATTTCCAAATATATTTTTTTTGTAGTTTTAAGAATTCCTCTTGATTTTTAAACATTTTGTAAATACTATTAGGAGGTAAAGTATGAATATCTAAACCTTTTTGAATCATAAGTCTTAATATTGGATAAGAATCAGGTTTATTAATATTTTCTATCATATTTTTATCTATCATATTATTACTTAATGAAATATGTATAAGATCTGCTAAAGAATAATCTTTTTCAATTCTTTTACCATTTACTTCAATTTTATAAGGTCTACTATCTTTATCATCTTGTACAATAACACCAATAACACTTGTGTCATCAACTAATTGTACTGTATCACCTACAGTTGGACGAAATCTTATTATAACCTGTTCTTCTGTAAAATATTCTCCGCCAGCATCATCTTCAGGATTTGTAATTATTTCATCATCTACTTCAATTTTATAAGGTCTACTATCTTTATCATCTTCTACAATAATACCAATAACACTTGGGTCATCTTCTAATTGTACTGTATCACCTACAGTTGGTCTTCTATTTATTTTTTTTTCTTGATATACTTTTGTGTTTATTAAATTTCTAATATTATATAATTTTAAAAGTGTTTGTAAATTGAATTGTTTTCGTGGATCTATTTTTTTATAAAATTCTTTAAAACTACCATCTTTTAATGATTTTGTTTTGTTATACATATCAAACATATGTTTTGTACTAAATGTTTTTTGAATACCACATGATTGAACACATTCAGGTCTTGTATAACATTTTACTTTTTTAATATTTAAACCTCTTTGTTTTAATAATGCTTCATATTGTTTATCACCTTTTGTATAATAAAATCGATTTCTACCTTCTAACTCACATTTTCTTTCTTCAACTTTATCACATTTAGATTTTTTTTTAGAATCTATATTTAACCTACATATATAATTTTTTGTTATATTACTCTCTGAAGAAGAGTCTTCTTTAGTAGCTCCACCATTCAAATGTTGTAAATAATTAAACAAAATAATTTTACCTTGTTTAGAAAATATTGAATATTTTTTGCCAGTTTTTGGATTAATTATTAAATTCATTTTATATAATATATTAATAAAAAAAAAATAACAACAACATCTTCTAATTAGAAAATAATATAATAGAATATTTTTGATTTTTCACATTCATGTTCTCCATTTTGTTAAGTCTATTTCTTTTATAAAATTTTTAATCCATTTTGTAAAGTCTATTTCTTTTATTAAACATATTACATATTCTTTTATTATAATATTTTCATTAACATCTTTTATATTAAAATTCACTTTAGTTTTTGATAAAAATAATAACATTAACCAATATATACTGTTTTTTGATATAATAGTGTTTTGTGATAATTTATTTTTAATAATTATTGTTATGTGATTTACTATGGTTGTTGTTTTAGCCACTCCCATAGTAAGAAAGTGTATATTCCTTGTAGAACAATATGCGTTATGTAGTTTATTTCGTATTAAAGTTAAAAAAGGTGTCTGTATATTTTTAATAGTTTTACTTACACTATTTTTTTTAAAATCATAAGATGATATATAACAACAGAATAATTTTACATTTTCCTTTATATTTGGAAAATTACCCATTCCAATAATTAATAAATTCCAGATATTACTGGTTTTATTTGTAGTTGATTGATTTATTTGTATTTGATTCATTATATTTTATTAAATTATAAACAAAAAATTAAAATCAAATTTTTTCATAAAATTCTAATTACAAACAAAAAAACATTAAATTAATGGAAAATATTCAGAAATAAGACATGCGAGAAATACAATTAAACCAACAATTAAAGAACTTGTAAACATTACTTGATTATGATGTACCATCATATGTATAAATTGACCTTTTAAAGATAAAGATGCCGCACCTTTTTCTGGTTTAATTTCTTCAGAAGTTGCCAGAGGAGTTAATATCATTGGTAAAATAATATTTAAACTTATTGCAAATAAAACAGGATTTAATAATTTTATCATTTTTATATATTTAGTAAAGATTTTTATATTAAAAAAAAAAATTATATATTTTTAATCTATATATATATATATATTTTTTTTTATATAGTTTTTATCTTTTTCTTCTATGAATTCTTCTCATAGTTGGCCATTGTTTTCTTACTTTCTTTGTTTTAACAGTTTCTTTATCTTTTTTTCTTTTTGCTATTTTATTAATTTTAGTAATTTCATCTGATTTTTCTTTTCTATTATTTTCTTCATCTATTTCTAATTCTTCTTTTAATAATTTTATACTTTTATCTAATTCATCCATTTCAATTCTGTGTATTTTTTCTTCTTCTCCTCTTTTTTCTAACCATAATTGTTCATGATGATAATACTGTTCGCTTTTTGTATTTAATGGCTTAGGTGGGAATATTTTATTTCTGTTTTTTCGTAAATCAAATAAATTAATATATAAGTTTTTATCTTCATTTGAAGAATTGTGTTGAAAAGATTGAATTTGTATTGTTGAAATCATTGTAAAAATAATAGATATAATAATATAAAAAAAAATCAAATTTTTTTATTTATTAATTAAAAAATAATAGTCAATAATAAATAAATCTAATTTTTATAGTAATTAAATAGAAAATAAATAAAATAAATAACAGATGAAATTTAAAATTATGAAGAGATTAGTGTAATAAAAATCAATCATCTACACTTTTATAATGTACTAGAAAACAATTCCAAAAAATCCTAAAATATTAAAAGTATACAATAGAAAACAAGCAATACACAATGAAGATGCAGTCAAGGGTAGTATAATTGGCATTAACAAACTAAATGGTGGAACTAACCCTATGATAGGCGCAAGACATGTAAATAAAAATAAAGAAAATATCCCAATTGCAATAAAACCTGAATCATATTTTTATAATATATTATAAGATTTAAAAAAATTTGATTTAAAAAATTATAAATATATTTTTTTAATTAAAAATGGAAAATTTTCAAAATAAAACTTTATCAACAAGCTTATTTAAAGTAGAAGATGTAACGCCTGACAACGGATGTTTTTATCGGTCAATTGCGAATTCATTAAATTCTCAATCAAATAACCCTTTTGATTTAAAAGAATTAAAATTTGTAAAAAAAAAAGAAAACGAATTTTATAATCATACTGATTTTGGTTTAAAAGGAACAAAACAAACAGAATTAGCAAAAAAATTACAAGAAGAATCCAGATTATGGTTAATAAAAAATAAAAATAATATTTATAAAGAATTAGGAATAACTTATAAAGATTTAATTGAAAATGTTCATAATTTAGATATTGATGAGTATGAAAAATTTTATAAATTTTGGAGTGGTGATGCAGTTTTTCAGTATGTAGCTTTTGGTATTTATAAAAGTGGTAAAAATAAAGGACAACCTAAATTAAAAAAAGTTTATTTTCCTGATCGATGGGGAGGAATACCAGAAATTATAGCTTTAAGTAATATATTGGAATTACCTATTATTGTATTTAGACCAGTAAAGTTAAATAAACATAATATTGAAGTTTCTGGAAGAATTATTAAAAATAAACCAGAAAAAAAATGTAGATTTAAACTTTATCAAATTTCTGGCAAAAAATTTTTTAATAAAAATGCAATTTTTCTATTATGGAGAAAAAGAAGTTCTAAAGGTGATCATTATAATGTAATATATCCAAATGTTCCAATTAAAAATATAATTAACATAATTTAAAAAAAATTAAAAAAATACTTTTATCTTTATTTCTAAAGAAACGATTCTTTAAGCAACCAGTTGTGTTGCATTTGGAAATTGTTTGCTAATATTACCATTATCATTATACCAATATTTCTTTATTTACTAAAGCAACCAGTTGTGTTGCATTTGGAAATTGTTTGCTAATAATATTACCATTATCATTATACCAATATTCATAATTACTTAAATTCATAGTTTTGTTTGGTTTTTGTACATGTTTTAATTTATTATTAGTTAAACAACCTGGAATGTTAGCAATTATTTCATCATTATAATTTTTAAGTTCTTTTCTACTTGGTTTTCCTGCTATATAATTTTCATCTTTGTATTTTACTCTTAATATTTTTTTATTGAAAAAACCTTTTTTTGTTTTTTCTTTTATTATTTTATTTAATTCTTTATTTATATATTTTTTTATATTACCTAAATCAACAATAGATGAATATATATATCCTGATATTTTTTTTGAACATTTAATTTCTATTACATCATTTTTTGTTTTATTTAAATATTTTATTTGACAATCATTACAATTTTTTAAAGTAAATATAATATTAGCAAGTTTATTTATATTAATTAAAGTTTGGCTATGATTTTTAATATTTTCTGTTAAATTTTTATTTAGATTTACTAAATTATTATAAAGATCTGGTTTTTGATGTAATATTTCTAATTTTTTTATATTTTTTAAACTATTTTTTTTAATTTCCTTCATCATTAATTTAAATTGCACTAATCTTTGAAATGGTTTAATTAAAAATGAACCAATACTCTGTTTAAATTTATTATTAAATAAATTACCAATATCTACAAAACTTTCATTATTTTTATATAATTTAAATAAATGATTATCATAATCTGTTTTAAGCCATCCTAATGCATGAAATAAGTTATTATTTTTTCGTAAATGTTTCATATATTTTATTAATAATTTCTGAAATAATTCTATTTTTTTACTTAATTTATTTTCTTTTGTTATTGAAATTAAATATTCAATAGGTTCAATAGGTGGTTTATATTGTTCTACAGATTTTGTTGCACCTCCTTTTTGTGCTGTAGGGAAAGCATTTTTATTATAATAGACTTCTACAAAATTTTTAATCATTATTTTAAATCTATTTGCTATAAATATTTTTTCGTAATTTTTAATTGTTTTTTCTTTTTCATTATCAACCATTTCTTGAAAAAAATTAACTATATTATACCAAATTTCATATTCATTTAAAAATAATGTTTTAACAAATTCATCTATAGTCATTTTTAAACTTTTTACAACATTTCTAGTCATTGGAATTTCTTTTTCAATTTTAAAACGTAATGCTTTTTCATGTTTTAATTTTGTTGGTAGAGTCAGTCTAGTTGTTTTTTTTTGAGGTTTTTTACAATTAATAAAATTTCTTATGTTATCAGATAATGGACAACAAAATGTCTCAGGACCTCTTTTTTTATATAAACAAGGTGTTCTTTTATTACAACTAATTTTATTTATTTTACCTTCAACTTTGTAATTCCCATCACCATCTTTTTTTGGTATAATTTTTGTTACACAATTTTTACTCTTATCTCCAATTATTTCTTTTAATCTTTCTATATTTTCGTTTTCTTCAATAACACTTTTTGATGATATACGACTTTTTGTTTCTTTTTTATCTGCTTTTTTTTTATCTGCTTTTTTTTTATCTCTTTTTTTTATATCTACTTTTTTTTTTTCTCTTTTTTTTTTTTTTTTTTTTTTTTTTTTTTTTTTTTTTTTTTTTTTTTTTTTTTTTTTTTTTTTTTTTTTTTTTTTTTTTTTTTTTTTTTTTTTTTTTTTT